GCCGTGAGTACTGCTCTGAACTTTCCGATCGAGCCAGTCCGCTCCGCCATCACCGATGGCTTGCACGCTGCCGCTGAAGTCATCAAGCAGGAAGCGATCGAGCGCACCCCGAAAGAAACCGGCGAACTCCGAAACGACTGCACAACAGCCGCAGAAGGATTCGAAGCAGTCGTCTACTACTCGAAGCCGTACGCCGCTAAGCAGCACGAGGAACTCGGATATCACCATCAGGACGGTGAGGCGAAGTTCCTGGAGAACGCGTGCATTGCGAAGGCTCCCATCGTCGGGCAGATCCTCGCTGAGGCGATACGGAGGCAACTCGGATGACCGAATGCCAGCACACCGAGCAGACATGCACAGCCGTCGACGGAGATGGCGATTACTTCCACTCCACCTGGACGTGCGACGCGTGCGGGCATGAGGAACTGACGACCCACCCGAAAGCCCCAGAAGTCATTGCGTGGGAACAGAGTGGGGGTGCCGCATGACTCTCGTTCGGGCACCGGACACCGTTGAACTCCTCGAAGCCCTCGCCCAACACCTCACCAACCTCGGACTCGCACGCTACGCACCGAACGGCATCTACGCCGGCGAGGGCCTTCCCGCGATCTTCTTCGGGCAACTCCCCGACAAACCAGACACGGCGATCCTCCTCAACAGCTACAACGACGACCGGACACGGGACGCAGCAACACCCGACTACTACGTCCAACTCCGATTCCGGACCGCCGGCCGTGATCCTCGCACCGTCAACAGGTTGGCAGACAGCGTGTTCCGCGCCCTCGACGACAGGCTGCATGAGCGCAGCAACACAGTGTGGGCGGGCGTCAACATTTTGTCCTGCCGCCGCCACATCCGCGGCCCCGCCGGATTGGAAGCCAGTAACCGCTACACCCGCCCCGATTCGTACACCATCACCACAAACCCAGGAGCAACACCATGACCGCACCCACACAGTCACTTTCATCCACACTCGCACGCGACTGGATCCTCGAAGTCCTCATCGGCTCCGACTGGACCCGAGTCCGCGGCCTCACCTCCGTCAGCCCCATCTTCGAAGGCGCCCTGCAAGACGACTCCGACATCGACTCCGAAGGCTACGCATCGGAGATCGCGACCGGCCTGTCGTACCGCATCGAGGGCGGCGGCAAGCGCAAGGGCGAGAACACTGCCGGCTTCGTCGATGATCCGGGCCAGAACTACCTGCGTCAGCTCGGCCGCAAGACCGGACTCGCGAACAAGGTGAAGGCCCGCATCTACCGTCGCGATGACCTGCCCGACGCGTACCAGGGCACGCACCCGGTGAAGTGGACTGACTCGCCGGCATCGGATCCGAACGCGTTGCAGGAGTTCAGTTTCACCCTCGGATTCGGCGGAAAGCCGGAAGAGATCACGAAGCCGCTCGTACCTTCGGGCGCACAGGTGTTCAACGTGTCGTTCGGTGGTGCTACCGCAGGCAACGCCACGCTGACTTGGAACGGCCAGACCACCAGCAACATCGCGTTCAATGCCGCAGCGTCCGCGGTGAAGTCCGCTCTCGTGGCCCTGGACGACGGCTACAAGGCCGCCGACTTCACGGTCACCGGCTCGGCTGGCGAGTACGCCATCACCGTCCCCGGCGGCACTGTGACCGGCGACGGCGCAGCACTGACCGGCGGCACCCTCACCATCACCGCTGCCTAACCAGTACCCCCTCTGAAAGGTTGCACTTGTATGCGTGACCTAGCAGAACTCATGGACCCGGAACTCGTCCTGCCTATCGGTGGGCGCGAGTTCCGGGTCTCATGCAGTGCCCGCCAAGGCTTACACCTCGTCCAACTGTTGAACGAGAAACCGCGGCTGACGGATGAGCAGGAACGCGAAGAGATTGTGTTCGCTCTCGGTGACACCTATGAGCAGATGACTGAGGCTGGTGTGTCGTGGCCGAAGATCGCTGTCGCCGGCCGCGTCGTTATGGCGCACTACGGCTTGGGTCCTGAGGCTGGCCGCATGGTGTGGGAGTCGGCTGGTGGAGTCTTGGCGGGAAATCCCCTGCCCCCACCCCCGAACCAATCGAGAGTGGGGGCGACCCTAGCCCGCAAGATCTTTCAGCCCCGGGAACCTATGGACCGGATGATCCTGGCGGCGGCCCGTACGACGAAGTAACCGGCGTCCGCGACTGGTACAACCAGGCACCCGGCAAAACCCAGGTCGACGAAACAGTTGATCGGCCGTGGACTGATGTCCTCAACCACTGGCGCGCAATCGAACTCGACTTGGATGCGAACGGTCACGACATCGAATCCGGCCTCCTCAACAGCCGTACGTGGCGGTGGCTGAAACTGCGCATCGACCACTACGCATCCACCCCCGGAACCAACCTCTGGGATGCCCTACACCCGAAAGCAGTCTGATGGCCTACAAGGATTTGGATACTTTCTTCGACCCGGATCTGCACCTGCCGATCCGCGGGAAGACGTACACGGTGCCGGCGCCTGGCGGGCCTGAAGCTGAACGGCTACGAAAGCAGGTCATCGCCGAAGGCTTACCCCAGGTCATGCAGGTGTTCGAGGCACTCAAGATTCTCGGCGCCGAGATAGACCCGGAAACCGAAGCATGGTCGGGCGGCGTCTACGACGAGATGGTCGCTGACAACATCCCCTGGCCCATGATCTTCCACGCCGGCCGCACCGCAATCATCCACTACGGCTTCACCGCCGACATGGGCGAAGCGCACTGGGCACTCGCACAACTCGGCAAACTCGTCGACCTCGAACAGGCCACCGAGTTCCTCGCCACGATCAAACCGAAAACCTGAACACTGGAGGGCTGACCCTTGGCGCTTGACGTAGGCGAACTGGTAGCCCGACTAACTTTGGATGATTCCCGCTTCATCCAGGGAACCCAAAGATCCGAGCAGCAGTCACGGCAATCCACACAACGGATCAGCAACGGCTTCCAGGACATCACCCGCGCAGCCGCCCGCGCAGGAGAAGCAGCACAAGCCGTCGAAATCAACCGCCAGTTGGACCGGCAGGCGCAACAAGCCGCGCAACGCATCCAAGAACTGGAACGCAACGCACAACGCGCAGACCAGTCAGTCGACGACATCGTCATGAACGACCGCCTCCTCACCGAGGCCCGCGACGCTGCACGAGGGATCGACGAAATCCGTGCCGGCGCACGGCAGGCTGCCGGCGCGCTGAACGACATCGAACTTGGTAACCGCCTTCGCGAGGATTTGCAGGCCGCTCAGGGTGACCTGGATGACCTGTATCGGCAGGCTGGTGACGGCGGCGCTGGCGCTGGCGATCAGGCTGGCGGCAACTTCCTGTCCGGTTTCACTGACACGATCGGCAACCTCGCGTCATCGACCGGCCCTATCGCTGGTTCGCTGCTTGGTGTCGCTGTCATCGGGTTGACGGCTGGTGCCGCTCTCGCTGCGGCCATTCAAGAGGGTATGCAGCAGGAGCAGAATCAAGATCTGTTCCAGGCTCAAACAGGTGTCACCGAGGCGCAGGCACGGAAGTTCGGGCTCGCAGCAGGCGAGTCCTACGCTGACGCGTTCGGCGAATCGATCGAGGGCAACCTTGCGACCGCGAAAGCCGCACTCGCGAACGGACTCCTGGACCCAGCCGCAACGCAACGGGACGCTGAGAAGATCATCAACAGCCTCGACGGCGTCGCCACGATCATGGGTGAAGACATCCCGAACGTCGCCCGCGCAGCCGGCAACGCAGTGAAGTCCGGTTTCGCAGTCGACGTGCAGGACGCTTTCGACCTACTCGTCAAAGGCTCACAGATGGGCCTGAACGCGTCCGAGGATTTGGTTGACACGGTCACTGAGTACTCGGTTCAGTTCGCCAAGGTCGGCCTTTCCGGTGCTGAAGCGTTCGGGTTGATGAACCAGGCCGTAAAGAACGGCGCCCGAGATACGGATACCGCAGCTGACGCGATCAAGGAGTTCGCGATCCGATCGATCGATGGGTCGAAGGCAGCAGCAGAGGCATATGAGGCGCTCGGCTTCAACGCGGAAGAAATGTCCGCCAAGATCGCGAAGGGCGGCGAAGAAGGCACTCAGGGTATGACGGACCTTCTCACTGAGATCCGCAAAATAGAAGACCCGATCGTTAAGAACGCTGTCGCGGTTGGCTTGTTC